AGAACAAGTAAAACAAAAAATTCGTTAGGATAAAATGAAAAGCATCACAGTTGTAAAGCGTAGTGGGCATAGAGAACCGCTCGCCTTGGAAAAATGGCAGACTCAAATTGCCAAAGTATGTGCAGGCATAGCAGACGTTAGCCAAAGCATGGTAGAGATCAAAGCACAGTTGCACTTTTATGATGGTATTACCACCAAAGAAATTGACGGTATTACCCTACGTGCTATTGTGGATCTAATCGACGTGGAGTCAAATCCTGATGTGGGGCACACCAACTATCAGTATGTGGCCGGCAAGCAACGTCTAAGCATGCTACGCAAAGATGTATATGGTAGTTACGATCCTCCCCACTTGTATGAGATCGTGAAGACCAACGTGGCCACGGGCCTGTACACTCCCGAACTGCTGGAGTGGTACACAGAGGACGACTGGAATCGCATGCAAGACATGATTGATCATGCTAAAGATGAATCCTACAGTTATGCCGCAGTAGAGCAGTTGATTGAAAAATACCTAGTAAAGAATCGTAGCACAGGACAAACATATGAAACTCCGCAAGTTAGATACATGGTGGCCGCTGCCACTGTATTCCATAAAGAAGAGCCTAACACAGCTCGCATGCGCTATATCAAAGAATACTACACAGCAGCCAGCGACGGACTCTTCACTTTGGCCACACCTGTGTTGGCTGGGCTTGGTACTCCTACTAAGCAGTTTAGCAGTTGTGTTCTTATCCGATCAGACGATGACTTGGATAGTATATTTGCCAGCGGTGAGATGATGGCCAAGTATGCCAGCAAACGTGCTGGCATTGGTTTGGAGATAGGTCGTCTACGCCCACTAGGTTCACCTATCCGCGGTGGCGAGATCATGCACACAGGTATGATTCCTTTCCTTAAGAAATGGTTTGGCGACCTGCGTAGTTGTAGCCAAGGTGGTATTCGCAATGCGTCAGCCACGGTGTTCTATCCCATCTGGCATCTGCAGTTTGATGATCTCATTGTGCTTAAAAACAACCAAGGCACAGAAGAAACTCGTGTGCGACACATGGACTATGGTGTTGTACTAAGTGCGTTCTTTTGGAGACGATTTAAAAACAAAGAGAACATCACGTTCTTTGATCCCAACCAAGTACCTGACCTTTATGAAGCATTTTATCAAGACACCGCTCGCTTTGAAGAACTTTATATCAAATATGAAAAGTCGCCCGGCCTCCGTAAGAAAACGATGGCTGCGGAGGAAGTTTTCAAAAGTGGTATTCTCAAGGAACGAACCGATACTGGACGTATCTATCTAGTGTTCATTGACAACGTCATGGACCAAGGACCATTTGATCCTGAGTATCATACCATTTATCAAAGCAATCTCTGCTGCGAAATTCTACTTCCTACCAAGCCATTCAAACGACTGGATGACCCAGAAGGGCGTATTGCACTTTGCACACTTGGCTCAATCAATTGGGGTGCGTTCCGTCATCCCGAAGACATGCGCAGAGCCTGTCGTGTACTTCAACGCAGCCTGTGCAACATCTTGGACTACCAGGACTTTTTGAGTATTCAAAGTCAACTCAGCAATGATGAAATTCAGCCCTTGGGCATTGGTATCACAAATCTTGCTTACTGGCACGCCAAGCGTGGCCTGGAGTACGGTGAGAAGGATGCCTTGGCAGAAGTCAAGTCATGGATGGAACATCAAGCCTACTACTTGACCGAAGCCACAGTGGAGTTGGCCAAGGAACGTGGCCGTTGCAAGGACAGCGACAAAACACGCTATGGCAAGGGAATCTTTCCTTGGGAACTACGTGCCAAAGGTGTTAATGAACTCACAGACTTCACGCCTGATCCTGCATTGGATTGGAATACCTTGCGTGGCAACATGCGAGCATACGGTGTGCGCAATGCCACCTTGATGGCTGTGGCACCTGTGGAAAGCAGTAGTGTTGTTATCAACTCAACCAACGGCATTGAAATGCCCATGAGCTTGATTTCAGTCAAGGAATCAAAAGCAGGAAGTCTAACACAAGTTGTGCCTGAATATCACAAGTTGAAAAACCGATATCAATTGATGTGGCAGCAACGGGATTGTGTTGGCTATTTGAAAACAGCCGCGGTGTTGGCAGCATACATTGATCAGTCGATATCAACCAACACATTCTACAATCCTGCACATTTTGCAGATCGCAAAGTGCCCACCACGCTAATTGCCAAAAACTTAATGCAAGCACATCACTGGGGTATCAAGACATTCTATTACAGCCTGATCAACAAGCAAGGTGCCAAAGCGGCCAAGGAAGATGCGCCCTTGGAAGTGATCGACTTTGATGATGCAGAAGACTGCGAATCTTGTAAACTATAACCATGGACTTCTTAGATCGCGTTGATTTCAAAAATCACGATGGGGTATATCTCTCCATGCTAAATGACGTGTCACGGAATCAGTTCTACGATCAAATTTTGACCCAGGTGCATGATCATGATTGTGTGGAAATTGGCTTTGGTACAGGACTGTTGAGCATGCTGGCATTGAAGCATGGTGCTCGTAGCATCGTGGCCTACGAGTCAGATCCTGATCGTTATCGCCTGGGCTGTGAAGTAATCAGGGTACTAAAACTGCAAGATCGCATCACCTTGATCAACCAACGCTATGATCATGCCTGTGAACATGATCAAACGGTGGTGTTTACTGAAACCGTGGATGACAACATCTGGGGCGAAGGGCTCTACAACAGTTTGCCTAGGCAATTAGGTAAGCAGTTTTTGCCAGGACAGTATTTCTTAGAAATATACGCTGTGCAGATATCCTCAGACATTGCCAGCAGTTTGATTCAAGCACATGAAGAAAATCATTTCTCTCCAGGAGTGGACATTGATTCTCGATTTGTGTCATACGTCAATTTGTTGCTGTCAAAAAAATACAACAAACCCATCAAGTCAAAAGTGGGCCTGCCTGATGGCGTGACAGAACTAACACCCATGCCAATCTACATAGACTGGGCTACCAACAATACCTATGCTGGTCGATATGTGTTTGATGCTAACTCACCTTTTGTGGATCAACCTATTCGTCAACTGCAAGTTGACACAGCCAAACAGCCAGTGTTGATTGTGCCTAGAGCAGGCATGCAACACGGCAGTGATCGTCTTTACTTGGACAATGGACATTGGAAACCGCCAGCAAATCCTGCTGTGATCAATGCACTCAACAGCCGAGTAATAGTGGAACATGATCTCCGCACTGGAAAAATAACATATAAAATAAAGGAACTAAAATGAGCCAAGCACAATACAACCTAGCCACCAAAACAGATTACTTACATCGCAAGATGTTTCTTGACCCAGCAGGACCTGTGACCATTCAACGCTTTGAGGAAGTCAAGTATAACAAACTTGTGAAGTTTGAACAAGAAGCACGTGGCTTCTTTTGGATTCCTGAAGAAGTTTCGCTCACCAAAGATGCCAACGACTTCAAAGAAGCCAGCGACACTGTGAAACATATCTTTACATCAAATCTGTTGCGTCAAACAGCCCTGGACAGTTTGCAAGGACGTGGACCAGCACAGGTGTTTACTCCTGTGGTGGGCATTCCTGAACTAGAGGCACTGATGTACAACTGGAGTTTCTTTGAAACCAACATTCATAGTAGAAGTTACAGTCACATCATTCGCAACATCTACAACGTGCCCAAGGATGTGTTCAACACCATTCATGATACCAAAGAGATTGTGGACATGGCGTCAAGTGTGGGCCGGTACTATGATGATTTACACAAATTAAACTGCATCAAAGAAACAGATGACGATCCAAATAATTGTCCAGAAAAGTCACACATCAAGGCCATTTGGTTGGCACTCAACGCCAGCTACGCATTGGAAGCATTCCGCTTCATGGTGAGTTTCGCCACGTCATTAGCCATGGTTGAAAACCGTATCTTTATTGGCAACGGCAACATCATCAGCCTGATCCTGCAAGACGAAATCCTGCACCGGGACTGGACTGCTTGGATCATCAACCAAGTTGTGAAAGAAGATCCGCGCTTTGCCGCTGCCAAAGCCGAATGTGAAGCCGAAGTGTATCAGTTGTACCTGGATGTGATCCGTGAGGAAAAGGCCTGGGCTGACTACTTGTTCAAGCTAGGTCCAGTGATTGGACTCAATGCCAACATTCTCAAAGACTTTGTGGACTACACAGCAGTGGGCGCACTCAAAGAAATTGGTATCAAATATCAAGAACCTGCACCACGTAGCACACCTATTCCTTGGTTCATGAAGCACGTGGACACAAGCAAGAAACAATCTGCACTGCAAGAGACAGAGAGTACCAATTATGTTTTGGGAGTTATGTCGGAAGAGCTAGATTACGATGATTTACCAGATTTATAAAAGGAAACAATATGTATAAGCAAAATCATGCAATACGAGAGTCAGAAGACTTTCAGAACATTCGCAACGTGATGCAAAAGTTCGAACGGATTGAAGAAAAGAATCGTTGTTTGCGAGTGCAATTTTTAGACTGGTTGTCAGTCAAAATGCATTCATGGGCAGACGGGGTCAAAGCCATGTCGGACCGTATTGATTCACCATGCATTATCAAAATAGAACCCAAAGGAAAAACAAAATGAAAGCAATAGTATGGTCAAAAGACCAATGCGCCTTCTGCGAACAAGCCAAAAGCCTGTTGGAAATGAAAGGCATTGAATATGAAGTACGCAACATCAGTCAAGACTGGACACGTGAGCAACTGTTGGAGTCAGTGCCCACTGCACGTTCCGTACCACAGATCTTTTTGGATGAAGAGTATGTGGGCGGATTTCAGGAACTGCGCCAAAGGTTGATGTAATGCCACAGTTCACATCTGACTGGTTCAGCAATGCACTGGTCAATTTTGATTATATCACCAACTATTTACAAAAACAAAAAACAGTTGACAGCATATTGGAAATAGGCAGCCACGAAGGTCGCAGCACTTGCTGGATGTTGGAAAACATGTTGGCAGACAACGGCACAATCACTTGTATTGATCCATTTGCTGACCGTCCAGTTACAGCATTCAGTTATGACTCGATCCCTGAGGATCGCAGTATTGAACAACGCTTTTGTGCCAACACTGCTGAAGTCAAGAAGCCTGGACAAACACTTGAAGTCCACGCCAACATGAGTTTCCCTGCACTGGCACAACTGATTGTGGATCAACGGCAGTATGACTTCATCTACGTAGATGGCAGTCACAATGCAGACGATGCTCTAGCAGATGCTGTGATGTGTTTTGGATTGTTGCGTCCCGGAGGTGTGATGTTGTTTGATGACTACTTGTGGGAAGATGACCAGCATTACCTGGGTCGTTGCAAGCAAAGTATTGATGCCTTTGTAAACATGTTTTATCACAGGCTCAAGTTGGGGTTGGTAAATTATCAGTTGGCAATAGTTAAAAAGGAACTAGAATGAGCGTTGAAGTAGGAAAAACATACACCATGCGCATGGGCTATGGTGAAGAGATTGTGGCCAAAGTCACAGCATTTGACAGCAGTACTTACACACTGAGCAAGCCCGTGGCAGTGGTACCTGGACAGCAAGGTATACAGTTGATGAATAGTTTGTTTACTGCAGACCCTGAGGAAGAAGTCACGGTAAATATATCTAGCGTGGCTATGATTGCCCCTGTGCGTGAAGACGTTGGGGACAGTTATTTGGAAGCCACAACAGGTATCAAACCTGTGCGCAGTAAAATCTTAATGGGATAACATGCCAGCAGTACAACGACAAGGCGATCCAAATGGCGCAGGAGGCGTAAACACTTCTGGTGTG